AAGTTACCACCCATTGAGTTGGTCGGTGCTTCGTTGAGTGCTTGCTCTTTGAGTGCCTTCTCGGTGTTTTCGAGAAGCACAGCAGTCACTCTGCTCTTGTAGTGATCGTTAATTGTTGGAAGAGCGGAAGTTTCAAGAACTGGGTTCCACTTCTCCTCTAATACATCATATGGTGTTGCGTTTTCCATTTTTGTTTTCTCCTAGAATTTACTCTGTGTTGAGTATTTAGTGAATTTGAAATTTTAACCTTTTCTGTTATTAAAACGATTGTTTCTTTCGATTGCTCTGAGATATCCGCTCATTGAACTATTCTCTTCAAGAACGATTTTTTCTGGCTCATGTGCCTCTTCTTTCAGCACAGGAGTTTTGATTTTCTTTGTGAAGTAACTTTCTTTGATGCCTTGTAATTTTTCAACATAAGATTCGTCAGACTCATAAGAAACTTCTTCAGCAAGAGAGAAGAATTTTTGCTTATCAAGATCAGTTAATCCCTCTGTAATGTGATGAGCGATTTCATTTTTTCTATATCCCTCTAAAGAACTCAGCAATTCACTGTTGATACCCAATGCTTCGTCCAAGTCACCCTTGAGTGATTCGTTCTTTTCAAACATTTCATCAAGAAGATTCACTTTGGAATCTGGAACACTGATGTAATGATTTTCAAAGACACCTTTCAGGTTTTCTATGAAACTTTCAGCGACTTGAAGTCTCATTCCAGTTTCAACTGCAAGTTTGTTTTCTTCCAACCAGTTTTCAACAACATAGTTAAGATACTCGTCAACTTTGTTTGAGAGTTCTTCAACCACGGTTGAAACATTTTGTTCTAATTCTTCTTGGAAAGATGCTTTCATTTCTTCAGAAATTTGCTGTGTTCTTTCCGAAAGGGTTGCTTCAAACAAACCTTTCACATTGTTTTTAAATGACTCAGAAAGTCCTTCTCCGTCAAACAGTGCCGAGAATGCTTCTTCGACTGCACCGTCTAATTCGTGATCGGCAGGTTCAACACCCGCTGCACCAGCGATGGACTTTTTGTTTTCCTTTGATTTGTCTGGGGCATCAAGGGTTTGAAGAACCGCACCCTTACCTTCACCGTCACTGTAAAGATCGGTGCTTTCAAAATCTGCTTCAGATTCGTTTACTTTTTTTGTTCGAGCCATTTGAATATCTCCTTAGTAGTGTATACTATTTTCTGTGGTATTTATACATTTTAAAGTTTTGAAAGGAAGTCTTTGAATAATAAGACGGCTTTTTCTTCAAGTTGTCTACTTGAAGCCTTTTTAATCTGTTGTTGGTATTCGTGAATTTGCTTCTCTTGTAGAATACCGTTACTCCAAATCCACTCTCGACCTTCCATAATTCCGTTAACAAAAGCGTTTGGTGCGGATGGATCTGCAACAATGTCAACGGCAGATAACATGAAGTCCTTCTGAACTTCGTTAATGCCTCTTTCGTTTTGTTTGAGACTACCCATACCACGAGAGGAAACACCAAGTTTTGCACCCTCGTCGATAAGATTCATTGCAATCTTACCCATAGGTGTTTCCATAACTTTGGCTTTACCCATAACATCGGAACCATTCTGATAAAGTTCTTTAATCATATGAGAAACTCTATCAAGATTCACCGTTGGACCTTGTGGGTGGTTAAGTTCACCCATTGCCCGATTACCTTTTACATAGTTATCATTGTATTTTTCAACCACAGGCATCAAAACATTGGTAGGATAGATCCTACCATTTCTGTTTTTTTGTTCCGCTTGCATGAAAATACCTTCAATAAAGTAGTTTTTCTTTCCGGTTTTTTCGTCTGCTTCGGTGAGGAACTGAATGTCCTCGTTCATTTCTGTGATGAGTTTCAATGACATTTTAATATCCTTCTGCTCCGGTGTTTCTAACCGCTTTGTGTGCTACTCCTGTTTTTTTCTTAGGGAGGTAGTCATCTTCATAGACATTGGGACTTTTACCCTTGTGGTGATCGAGTTCTGTGTCGGGAGCACCTTCTTCGATGTGATCAACATCCTCTTTCTTCATCGCTTGACCAATTTTCTTGCGACGATTAAGGAGATAGGAATCGGTGTCATCTTCATCACCGTCGTTGTCGATGTCACCATCTTCTTGTCCAACGGGATCAAGTTTGGCTTCGTGTATGTCAGAAAGGTATTGAGCGAGTTTTTGATTAAGTGCTTCGTCAATGAGATCCTTTGCGTCACTCATTTTTTTCTCGAAGATTTTTTGAATTGCGTCTTTAGTCGTCATTTAATTCTCCCGAAATAATTGATTCTAAGATTGTGTGATACTTTTTCTCAGACTCAAAGATGGTTTCTCTGAATGATTTTTGGAATTCACTGGGAAGTTCATCGTGTGTTTCTGAAATTACTTTTGCCACCTCTGGAGTAACAGTAATTCTTTCATCCGCATTTAATTCTAGATTAATGTTGATGTTTTCGTCGAGACATTGAGTAATAACTTCAGCAAAAGCACTGGAGTGTTCAACTTCTTCTGTGACTTTCATCATTTCAGAAGCAATATCTTTCATTTTTTCGTTGAGAGTTTTTTCAATTCTCTCAGAAATCAAAGAAAGTGCTTGTTCTTGGACGCTCTCTTGATCGTTTTCCATAACACTTTTAAGTAGGTCTTTGCTCATTTTTCTTCCTCTGGTTCTGGTTCGGGAAAGGATATTTCACCACTTTTAATTTCGTTTTGGATTTCAATGAAGTTTCTGTTTTCACTTTCTTCGTTTAATCCAAATATTTCTCTTCTTATGTATGAATTTGAGAAATACCGTCCAATATATGGTTCCATACCCGCAGCAACACTCAATCTCTCTCTGAGTAATTCAATGTTTTTCAACTCCGAATAGTGTGAGTCGCTCTGATATTCAAAACGAATTTTTGATTTAATGGAATCAAAATCTTCTAATGTCATGACACCTGTGAGTGAAAGTTGAACTCTCAAAATGTCCAAGAAAAGACTGGAGAATCTATCTCTCAAACGGCCAATGAATTTCGAGAACTTCACTTCATCACGAGTAATCTCGGCTGATCTACCCATGTTAAAACCATTTTCTGATTGGAGTCTTGATGGTGGAACATTTAATGCTCGGTAAAGTTTTTGGAGCATGTATTCAACATCACGCATTTCACCGAGGTTTGTGCCACCCGGCAGTGTGGTGATTTCTGTTCCCTTACCACCTTCTTTTCGTGGCAAGAAGAAGTCCTCAAGCATGTGGAAGTGATCTCTGTCTTCACGAACATTACCTGTTCCTTGATCGTATGTCAGTTTGTTTCGGTATCTCTTTGCGAGTCCCTCGATGTATTGTTGTGCCTTTTGAGTAGGCATGTTACCAACATCAACATAGAAAATTCTTCGTTCTGGTGCTCTGGCAATACGATAAACAACAGCGGCATCTTCGAGTTGACGGAGCATGTTCAGGGGACGAATTGCTTTTTGAAGATAACCAATAACTCTCTTAGATCCAGAATCTATAAGTCCGGAGTGACAATAAATCACAGAGTCAAATGTCAATCTAATGCCACTGACACCTGTTCTGAAAGTAGAGTCTGGGCTAGAGTTGGTGTAAATGTAAAATTCCTCTACATCACCTACTTGTGGTGCTGCTAAACCACCTTCGCCACTTTGAACTTTGTTGACTTTTCTTACTTTTTTAATTTTAAGTGGGTCAATTGGACGAAGTTCTTGAATACCCAGTTGTGGATTTTGATCGTCAATCATGATGTAATAAAAAAGTTTACTGTCAACATACCATCTTCTAAACAAGTCGTGTGAGTCTAGATGAAAATTCAACAGATCAAGAACTCTGTTGTATTCTAAATACACTCTTTCTTTTACTTGTGGTGGAAGAAAAGTTTGTTCAAGATCAATCCGAACTGGTTTTTTGTCTCCCTCAACAACAATTGCCTCATTCACAATATCCTCAATTGCCATGTCCACTTCGGGAAAAAGAGCAATAGAACGATACCTTTTGATAAACTCTTCTTCACTTCTTGCGTTTCCTGCAAAATCAGAATACGAACTCATGAATCCGCCGTAAACGGATCCTGAGTCCATATGATATGAACCATCATAAGAGTCGGGTGCGACAACACTGTTCGCACCCGGCTCGCTCTGTGGTTGTCTCGTTATAGTAAAACCAAAGAAATTTATAGGCATATTTTCCCCTTACATAATAAAAACACCGAATACTTGATATTTATATCATTCTTGTGGTGCGTTTGGCAATCCGGGGGCTCCGACTGATCTATCAATGATAAAGTAGTCGTATGCAATCGTCACTGGGAACTCAACGACCGTATCAACTGCGTCGTATGAAAGATCAATCGAACCAACCTCGACAGGCCAACAGTTCTTGAGAGTTACTTTCTTAATTGGATTACCTTCCAAGTCCAAGTGAGTAACTTCCCATTCTCCCAACGCATCTGCGGTATCAGTCCAAGTTGGATCTTGTTTATTACCAAAATGCGAGTTGATCAGCGAAGACCAATCTTGGAAAGCCTTGTAAAGAGCGGAGGAAGCGTCATCCAGAATGGAGATTTGCCATTCGAGATACTGTCTGTCTCCGGGAATCTTAGCAATTCTACCACGGAAAGGAACTGGAATGATACCAACAGTTGATGGTGGAAATTGTGCTGCTTTCACGAGCAATGACTCTGTTGCGTTCAACGCTCTTTTGTCAACAGCACCGATGTTACCAGTGACACTAAACCTATTTTGTCTTGTGCCACCCTTAAAGGAATTTCTGAAGTCGTCAATGAAAAGTGAATCTGACATGTGTTATCTCCGATCTAGATTAGGTTCCGGTTTCTTGCGAAGGTTGACCACCAAGATCATCAGCCTCATTCTTGTTCGTAAACGTCAGGGTGATAAAGTTGATCGACTTCGTTGGTTTAATAAGAATATCTGCGTTAAACACATTAGCGTCAATAGCCTCAGGTGGGTTATTGGATTCATCGCAAATAATTCTGAAGTCGGTGAGTCCACGGTTGGCTTGAATGCCTCGCAGAATCGTTGACGCTTGAAGTTTAAAGTTTGTTCGTGTAGAAGCATCGTTAAACTCAAAGAGAGTTTGTCTTGCAAGTCTACCAATCGTTTTCTTCATAAAGATAAACAATCTTCCGATATTAATTCTACTGAAGGTGCTTGACGCATTGATTTGTGATCTGTCGCCAAACAAGAATGTTCCCTCTCCGGGGAATGTTACGACGGGATTAATACCTTTTTCATAGAGAGTATCTTGTTCAGTTGCCGTTGGGTTGTGTACCAAGGAGACAACATCAAGGATTCTACCTCTAGTCAATCCTGCTGGGGAGTAGAATGGAGCAAAATCTCTGTCTGTTCTCACAAAGCATCCAGCAACATCGGGTGTAACTGGTGTTTCTCTAAATCCGCTACTGGTTTCCAGTTGGTTGTTTCTCTTGTAGTTAAGGTGTCTCTTGAGACCATGAGTCTTAAAGATAACTTTTCCATACTCAGCACTGTCACCACCAATGGTTTTCAGAGCACTGTCCGACCCTGCAATTGCAGTTCCGTTTGCACCACCAGTATACAAAATACCGACTGTGTTAAAGTTTCTTTCGGTAACAGCATTCTCGACAGCAGTTGCCCCACCAGTTCCGCTTGGGTCGGATGGACAGTGGAAAATACATGCTAATTCTCTATCGGAGAAAGCACTTCCGGTGGATCCAATCAAAAGATTACCACCATACAAAAGATAGTTTTGTGCTGCATACCAGTCAGCGGAACCTCCTGTGAATGCGTCTGGATTAGCGTAAGTTACTCCGCCGGAACCTTGCACAAACGCAGCGTTTGTCAGTCTACCAACCCAATTTTCAATCGAATTTTCTTCAATATAACCTTGAGTTCTCTCTGCGGTGTTACCAAGTTTTTGTACAATATCACTTGTTTCTGTTAAGAAAGCAGAGGTAATAGTAGTACCAACCTCTCCAATAAGGTTAACAAAACTGTCATCGTTGACATTGATGACAACTCTTGCTCTACCAGTGTTGATTATGTTTACTGCCATCGGGGCTTCCTCCTGTTGTGTTCAGACTGCTGATCTTTGTTTCTTGTTGTGAAACTTCTAGGTATTTAGTTTTTTGTGGATTTTGGGTTTACGGAAACCACCTATCTTCTCCGTCCCAAACACCACCATTATCACCATCAACAGATGGTATAATACCAAATGGCATAACTTCGTCCTCAAGTCTTTTAATTTCATCCTCAAACACATCTAATCGAACATCGGTGTTGGTCAAATCTTTGAAGTAATCCTGACGAGTTAACCAAGCAAAAAGAACAAGTGTCATCACCAAGTCATCGTTGTGTCCTTCATCTGCTTCGTATGACTGTCCTTTTGCCACGAATGTGATGAGTTCGTTCACGATCTCCAAATCTTCGACAATCATCTTGTCTTGCTCGATCAAACTTTTGAGAACAGAGCATCCAAGTTTTTT